ATCTCTCCAATGCCAGACCAGTCTCCACGGCTATCACCTCCCCCTTCTGGACTCATCTCATTAAGGTAGTCAAGGATAGCGAAATCTGCAGTGAATCCTTGTTGACGATACTCCAGTAACTTTGCTCGGAATGCCCCAACTGTGGATACTTCAGGATAGCTGACAATTTTAGCACCCACTCCTGCCTTCTTATACTGCTTCTTGGAGGCGAGAATTCTTGCGTAGTCTGCTTCATCCAACTTACCTCTTTCTATCCTGTTAAAATCAATACCTGTTATTCCTGAGATAAAGCCAGTCTTAACCTGATCTAGCCCCATCTCGTTTGTAACAAACACTCCCTTTGCTTTCCTCCTCACTCCATACCTAAACATATGAAGCAAGGTCTGACTCTTGCCGAGCCCCGTATCCCCTGCTATAAGTATAAAGGTCTGGCGCATCATCCCGCCGTTGAGGATCTCCTTATCTGCGTTAACATCCTCTCCAGTGGTAGGATTGACTCCCCTTATTCCTGTAGGGAATCTACGGAACAGCTCAGGATATTGCTTCTTCTGCTTATCCAAAGATATTGCGTCATCGAAGATATCAAGATAATCTGATTCCTCAAGGGCAATACCGGACTCTGGAGTAGAGGTCATCTTCTGGACTGCTGCTAAGGCATCCGCTACATTCCCATCTCCCAAACTTCCCGCCATATCTTTGACGAGGAATTGGAGTTTACGTCCTTTGAAGAGCGAGTCCAATTCATCAACGTAAGCATCAACATTGTGGATTGCATCCTCGTCGGCCTCTTTAAGCCTCTCGAAAACAGCCAAGAGCTTTTCACGAGTTTTTGGATTCTTCTTACGCTTGATTCGACGCCGAACGAGTTTGGCGCTAGGCTTGCCCGCACCAGAATCGTACACACTCTTGATGATAAGAAAGATACGCCGATAAGAGAGGTCAGAGAAATGTTCAGGCGTAAGCAAATGCCTGGTTGACAACTTAACCAAGGAAGGAAAATGATACAGAGCGCATTGTAATACTGATCTTTCAAGAGCCAAGTCATAGTATCGCACCAGACCACTCCTTTGTTTTAATCCAATCAAAGAACTGCTCTGGAGTCCTTATATTTGAATACTCTTCAGGTTCTCCAACAAGAAATATCCTTTTCATTGAATTCAGCTTTGCCTCATCTTTATCTTTCATCCACCCCTTTACCTCTACGTAACCTACACCTTTAACTTTGAAGTCAGGAAGATAACGCCTTGTTGCACCTTTATACTCATATTCAAACCACCTAAGTTCATAAAAGAACTTGATGCCTAGCTTCAAAAGTAATTTAGCAAATGATGCTTCCCAGCCTGATTTGTATCTTATGCCCTCTACATACTCAGAATTAGCCCTGGAGTAAGGATTCTTCCCTTCCATTCTTTTAGCGGCAGCTTTAGACATATTACGTCTTGCCTTTTTGGAATGCTTTCTGCCAATATTACCTGATCCAATCTTATGAGTTTCGCAATGTTTATATCCTTTTAATGCGTTGCTTATATTATCACAATGTTCTTTTGTAAATGAATCTCTAGCTTTACCTTTTTTAGCAATTGACATCTTTTCCAATGTTTCCTTTGAAAATTTCCTGCCTTTTAATGCCTGTGATACCTTCTTCCTACGCTTCAACTCAGCTTCTTCGTATTCAGGATGTTGCAAATGAGGAAGTCCCATTATTCCAGTTTTCCCCAAGTCCCTAGATTGTCACTCATCAATTGGGCCAGATCCTCACCTAGCATCTTCTCAAACCGATCTTGGTTATCGGGAGTAGAAACGATCACTAGGCACCCATTCTGAAAGAACCTTTGGAACATATCAGTTAGTCTCAATAGCTCATCCGCTTCCAGCAAAGCCATCCTTTTAGCAGACATCCCCTCGATAGCTACGATCTGCCTTGCTGGTTTTGTTACATCATCAAGAAAAGTCTCCCAAAGCTGCTGGTGGAACTTCGTAGACCGGAGCAAGTCAACGATATAGGAGAAGGTCCGCCAATGTCCCTGCCTCTCGTTCAAGGCCATTAAATACTTAAAGAGGGCAGCCGTGAAGGCAGGGCGAACAGTTTCGTCGCGGCTCTCGACTACTAGGCCGTATGTTTCGTTGTGAGAGTATCCTTTACAGGCCTCTACAAGTCCTTCAAACTTTTCCTCTAGCCCCTCGTCGCGGACATAGACCCGAGGCTTCATATTCCAGAAGAGCACGGGTAGGCCTGATTTCGTATATCGTTGGATTCGTCCGTTCACTATTCCTCCTTCGCCACGGGAAGATGTATCACTACTTCTCCGAGATTATCTTGAAACATCAAAAGCAACTTAGTACCAGATGTGTTAACCTTTAACGAATGAAGCAGCCTTGGCTTGACTTGAAGATTACCATGCGAACGATGTCCTTGAGAGAAGGCATCCACATATTCATCGTCACTATGACCTTCTGTTAAGACAGAGAATCCATTAGCAGAATGAAGATACAATCTTGCCTTGGACCCATCACAAGACTCTCTAGTTACATCGCAATATATCATACTCTTAACATCTTTCTCTTGAAAGCCTTCGAGACAGCCGGCTTCGTTGGCGTCCTGTCCTTTTTGCTCTTACCTACTAAACGCTCCCACTCTCTCATGAAACGAGTAGTACAGATATGCGAAAAGGACATCTCGGTGGACTCTGATTCATCGAAGCACCACTCAATATATGAGACAAGCTCTTGCTTTGAATAGCCTTTGGAAGTAAACCTTCCCATAAGACCAGCAAGAGCCGCCATTGTTCGGCCCCGATTCTGGGATATGTACTCAACAGTCGTCCCGAAAGCCTCCTTGTGCTTGTCCTTAACAAAACGAACGAACTGTTCTGGTCCCCAACTATCTACAGGCTTATTACCGTATCCCTTAACCTTTACAGACTTGCCGTCTTGCTTAGCGAAATCCAAGAGCTCAACCTGAGTCTTTATGCTATCAGTCAACTCTTGGACTGTCTCTAAAGACGCGCCGTTCCTGAATCTCTTGAACTCTTTCCTTGTTATCGTCACCTTAATACGATCCGGTGACGTGCTCGTCACCAATATCGACATCAGGCAACCTCCGGATCAAGTTCCTTTGTTTCCTCTGCCGTCACCTTGACGAAGGCAGCAATAGGCTCCACGTCATCCGACAAAGTATAGTCAGCCGCTTTAGATACAAAGCCGAGATCGTATTGATTTGACGTCATCGGGTTCGGATCAAGCGCCAACCCCTTCGGTCGACGTCCAAGCATCATCGTCTGAATCATCCTCGGTATCTTGCCCACTCCAACATACTTCTTGACCGTAGCAATATCCATCTGGTAATGGTTCTTCCACCTATTAAGCCGGAATCTGGTTGTAAAGCAGACACAGTTGCCGAAGTTATTCAAAACAGGCAACTCTACATTCCCACTAGCACATAGCGGAACATATAGAATAAAGCCATCAGGCTTTACGGACTTTTTCTTTCCTGCTTTTGCCTTTGCTTTCTTTGCCGAACTTGAGTTTGAAGCCGCTGTCCGAGCCACTTGTCTTTCCTCCTTCGGGTTTGAATTCCAGCGCCTTGATAATCTCCTTAACACTAATCTTCCTGAAGACGCGCTTATTGTCCATCAGGTCGTGCCCCATCTCTCTGTAGGCACTCATCCTCTCAAACATATACTGCTCGACCGTCCCTTTTGATAGAACTGTATTCACAAATACTGTAGATGCGGTTTGAGACAGTCTGTGAATACGGCCCGACCTCTGCTCCATGCTAGACGGGTTCCAGAGGATGTCGTAGTTGATTATATGAGGCGCCACGACTACATCGTGACCTTCTCTAAGGATGTCCGAGGTCACTAGGACTTTCTCATCCGATTCCCCAAACTCCTCAATCACCTTCAGCCTATCCTTGACGGGACAATTCCCTGCGTGGACTACTCTATTCTTAATCCCTGCCCCGTCAAGAGTCAAACCCAGCGCCTTTACTGCTTGAGCAAAGAAGCAGAATATCACTACTTTATCCCGCCTCTCTGTCTCGGAGAGTAGCTCAAGAATCATATCAAACTTACTATCAACAGGATTCTTGTGGCCCATTATCGCAGTATTGAGACACGCTTGCCTCAGATACATAGTAAGCGATAGCGCGGTAGCAACTTGAAGTTGCCCTTCCCGACGTGAATCATTAATCTTGTCCGTAACCTGCTGGAGCACATCCTTATAGAACTCTGCCTGCTTAGCGTTGAGGTCTATCCAGTAGGTAGTCTCGACGCGCTCAGGCATCTGGTCCGATACATCTTCTGCGTGGCGACGTATGACCCACGGCTCAAGGCGTTTCTTGATCTCATCGCCGTGCTTGTAACCAGTAGTCTGCCCCCAATAGGATGTCTCAGCATACCGATCTCTGAACTTATACTCACTCATCCTAAAAACTCCAGGATTAATCCCCTCAAAGATCGAGTGGATGTTAGTCACTGAAGTCTCAAGATACGTGGCGGAGAGTCCGTATACGTATTTACACCTATGGAGGATCTGCTTTGATGCTTTCGTCCTTTTGGCGCCATAATTCTTCACATATTGGACCTCATCTATGATGGAT